GATTTGAGCGCCTGCTGGATCTGCTGTTAATCCCAGTTGTAGGCCATTGTCATTTATGATACCATAGGTGGTGCCTGTGGTTGTGGCCCAGGTCACTTCATCTGCTAGAATGGCCAAGGTGCCATCTCCAGGTTCAATGATATCTATGTCAGCACGATCTGTAACAGTGACATTTTCAAAAGTCACAGAACTGGTAGTGAATAATTCTTGATTGGTTATGGTGCTGGCGTAACTGCCACTGACCTGATGTCCGCCTGGTGTGGTTCCATCACCTATGTATAAGGTATTGGTATCATTGCTCCAAACTGGTTCCCCTGCGGCAAATGTGGTAGTTGAAATATGTGCTTGTGTGGTGCGTCTTAGTTGTAATGGCATCTCTTAATCCTTTCAGGGGTCTCCGGGCGCAACAAAATCTATACTGTTAAAATATCCTGCGGTTATACCAGTGGGAAAGTTAACAGGTGCTCCTGCGAAACCATAGATAACTGGTGTAGTCACGCTGGCAAAACTCACATTGTCAAATGTGTTTAACTCTTGATTAAACTGTTGGACACCACTGACAGTCACAGGCTGAATGGTGTTATTGACCAATATGGTGGCTGTTGTGGCAGTGACTAAAAGATTAGTGCCTGTGGTTCCTAGATTTAATTGAACAGGTGTGGTTACAGTGGCAGTAAAATTGTAGGTAACCTGTGTGACCGTGAAACTGACAAAGGCCACAATATTATCCTTGACTTATGGCAGTGTAGGTGCTTGTGGTAGTAGGATCACCTGGAGTCACTCCACTTTCCCAACACTGTATAAAGGCCCAGCGATGTGTGTTAATTTGAACAGGACTACTGGCATCTGTCCAGGTTACACCAACCACAGTGATTGGCACATTGGCACGAGCATCTGGCAGTATGGGTCCTGTGTATAGGCCACCTGGTATGGTTATATTGACCAATCCTGCTGCGGAATTAGTCACAGACACATAAGTGGCTGTTGAAATTACCCCACTGGCAAAAAAGCCTACTACTGTTGAATTGGCAAAGTTTGGCTCGCCTGTGTTTCTATTAAAAGAAACTTGATCAACAACTATGGTTTGGTAATCAACATGAAATTGCCAACCAACTATGCTGCGAGCATAATTGTAGTTCAACGTGCGTTGTGTTGATGGAAATATTTGTTCAATTTGAACATTATCTGGTCCGCCCAGATATTGACTAAAATTAAGGACTCCGGCCATATGTGCTTTCCTGTAGGATAAAAGACAGTGTCTATGGACACTGTCAGTTATTGATATTTATTAGACCAGGGCTAAAGTAGCCGTTACACCAAACAATTTGCCCTGATTTGGTGTATATAGGACTTGATCATTGACCATAATGATGAGATTTAATTTTACCAAATAGATATTGATATTGAACAAAGTAATGTCATTGGGTCCAGGATTCTGTATGGTATAATTTATGGTCAATGGTATGGTGTCTTGTGGGCTGAGATTTGGCAACGTGTATTCACTGACACTGGCCGCACTACCTACCCATGAATTTACTGGTGTTGGTGGTGTAAAAGGTGGCTGACTCTTAGTTGCGGTATAATAGGCCTGTGTGGCCAAATATATTTTGACATTTTTGGTGCCTGGCTCCACATCTGTAAATCCAGGTAAGGTCAAATTCACTGTGCCACCATAACGACCTAGATTATATATGCCACCAGGGCCTATGTTAGATATAGTGGCAATTGTTCTCCAACTACCATTGTCTGATAGTGTAGAGAAATCATATCTAAATGCTGTTTGATTATTGCCAATGACAGTGATCGTAGTAGCACTTGAATTTGTTAGTGTAGATACGCTGCTGGTATAATCAGCACGCAGTGAAACAAGTTGGCTAGTTGTGGTATTACTCAACACATAACCACTGGTTGTTAGATTGGCCACACCTTGAACAACTGTGCTGGTTCCTATAACTGTGCCGTTGGTCTGATTAAGAAAGGTCACTGAACCCGAGGCAGTGGGATTTTGATAGTTTAAGGTCACTGTGCCAAACCTTGAAACAGTGCTGGTTGTAATGATGACTGTGCTTGTGCCTACATCTTTTATGGTTTGAAACCTATCTATGTCCTGAGGATCTATTCTCAGTTCAAAGCCATTGAATTCACCATAAAACTCACCCAATCCCACTGTGCCTGGCCAGAGAGCAATCTTAGTGCTGGTTTCTATCAAGGCCACAGTTGTGGTAAATGTCGCAGTCTGCGTGTTGGTAGGTGTGTAGATTGTAGCAGTTGAAAATGTTTCAGCAGTGAATATACGGCCAAGATTAGGATAAAGATTTTGAACAACACCTTGATAGTGAAGTCGTCTATAATCATACAAATAGTTTTTATTCACACTAGAGATATTGGCTCTTGATGATTCTAAGGCCATGCCAAAACAACTAAACCAAGCATTACAAAAAGCAGTATAGGCATTTTCAGCAGGGTCATTGATGTTGCGTGTGATCCATTGTTTGCGACCATAGAACTGATTGTCATTTTGACTGGCCTGCCAAAATATTTCACTCTTAACAAACTGTCCTGCGAAGCGTGTGGCACCATCTGGCATGCGAAATATACCATCATGTGTCATAGCAATACGATTGACTCTACCATTGCCTTGATAGGTATTTGATGGCAAGTAGTTTAATCTTTCTTGAAGAGGCATCGTGGTTTTATGTAGATTATCACTGGCTCGGACTTCAGGTGTAAATCTAAACAACCAAATGGTGCTGGTCGTGCTAGGTGAACCCGCAGCATACTCTGTGCTGTTTCTAATTGGATTGGTCTTTGATAATTGACCAATATATTCAACTAGATCAATATAATATGTGTTAGAATCAAAATTATTAAAAGCAGTGTTTAGAAAACTGGCGCCATTGGCTGAAAAATATAATCTAATTGGATTACCTGGAGAGGGCATGGGTCTGCTTGCGGTCATGTCAGCATTGAGACCTATAACATTATATCCTCTATTATCTCCTATGTAATCCATTCTATAAACATCATACATGTCCCAACCATAATCAGTCTGTTGATCATATTGATATACACGACTGTTCAAAGCAAAGTTTCGTCTTTCACTGGCATGATCAACTAATACATCACCGCCTGATGTAAAATTATAACTCTGTAAAAAATCTGATTGCCATAATCCTTGATTGATAGGATCTAAAAGATCTAGAAAGGCTGTGCTGGTGGAAAGATTATAATTTGTGCCATCATAATATCGCCATAGTCTCCAAATGTTGGGGTTAATTTCTCCATCATTGCTGATACGACTGCGGTCTTGTAGTCTAGTATTGGCCACTGCGTTGTAAAATTCATTGACATTGACCGCTGTAGAAGGATCATCTCCAAAAATAGGTGCTAATTTGAAATCACCTTCACCATATGAAATATATAAATTTCTCTGAGTGTAATTATATCTATAACCATAGAGATTATACCAGGTCAGTAGAGATTGTGTGGCTGTAGTTCTTTCAAAAGTGGTAAGATAATTAGGCCAATACTGCGTGGCAGGCTGCGAATTACGTGTATATGAATAGGTTGTTTTACCAGTGGCACTTTGAAATTGATCAGTATATTCACCCACATATGAAATAGAACTTACTGTGTTAATACTGGTTCCAGGGGCAGCCTGAACTGTGAGCACACCAGTATAGGTATTAACACGATGAATCACGCCGGGCATGGCAGCATAATATTCAAGTTGTGGTTGAATAACATTGGTAGAACTTGTGGCCAAAAATGTTCTAACCCAAGTGGCTGATCCTCTAAAATCCACACCATCATAAAAACTAACCGCATTGGTCAATGTGGTAGCAGTATTGGCAGTGACTAGAAATGTATAGACATCGCCTTGTCTGGTTATGGTAAAAATAGGCACAGGCACTAGATCACGACCAGGTGTGGCCACATGAGTCACGGAATTACTGGTTGATGCTCTATTGGCCCAATAGATACTTTGTCCTATATCGCCACTATAACTGGCATAGATGCTATAGGTTCCAGTTTGTGCCAACTGTATGGTAGCAGTGAATTGGCTTAGACCGCTGTGATTTTGGCTATAGACTGTGGTGTAGGTAGATGATGACGCCAATTTGGCCAAGATTTCAATGGGCAAACTATAACCACTACTGGTTGTTTGAACTGTAATGGCCAATGGTGAATTTACAATGGCTCTACTAGTTGATTGACTGATTATGATAGGAAAATCATTGATGTTCAGAGTTCTTTGTGTGCTAGTGGCCACACTAAATGTTGTTGAATTTGATCCTGAGAGATATTTGGCATCATATTGATAGTCCCAACTGGTAATTAAGGTGTTGGTATTAATTACAAAAATTGTAGCAGTATATAAGTTTGTTGATGTGCTATAACTGGTTATACTATATGCTGTCAAAGTATTTGTTATACCAATATCAACCATTGAACTGTTGGCTGTGATAGTGGCCGTGCTTTGACCATTGTAGAATCTATCCAGATAAAAGTTAGTCAATGTAGAACCAACCTGTGTGACAAGATCAATTCTATTGGTTGTGGTCACAGCGAATCCAGTTGGTGGGAAACTGGGGTCGGGAATCACTGCTATGGTATATTCTGTGCTTTGACCGGGCAGGTAATAGGCCTGACTGGGTGTAAAGGTCTGCGTGCTTAGGATTAGAGGTATGCCACTGATGACTTCAAATGACAGAGTATTACTGACCACTGTGCCATAATCACCTATGCCCCCAAACTTGGCATATAAGGTATAGGTGCCTGTGTTCAGCGTGTTTATATTGAATGTAGCAGTGTGATCAATGAAAATCTCTGTGGCTACCAGAGTATCAATTCCTCTATATAGATAGCAGTAATTAGGTGAGCCTAAACTGATAGGGATATCACTCTCAGCGGTAAAGGTAGCAGTTAGACCATAGAATTGCTGACTAGGACCTGACAGTGTTAAGGTGCTGGTCAAAGGTTCTATTGGTTCAAAATCAATGCCAGTTGTTGGACTGGCTATGGTAACTCCTGGTTCCCAATTTTGTATTAAGGCCAAATTCACATCATAGGTTGTTCCATCTTTTAACCAATTGATTGTGACCACTGTGATAGGCAAATTTGTTAGACTGGCCGGCAGAATAGGACCTGAATACATTTGACTAGGCAAACTGAGCACACCTGTGGTATATTGGCTGGTTGTGCCTCCTGTGTAGTATCCTAAAACCTGACTTTGATTAAAATCTGGAACTTGATTAGCATTTTCTGTATATTGGTCAATGACCAATGTGGTCCAATTGATTGTAGCAGTCCATCCATCAACACCACTGCCACCAATATTAAATGTATAGGTGGTTTGATTGCTGGGAAAGGTATTGCCTAGTTCTGTTATGGTCTGTAGGGTTTCAAGATATCTCTTGTAATTCAAAATGCCAGGCATTATGGTCCTCCTCCTCCGCCACCAAAGTCAATCACAGGATCCCAATAAAAACTGGTTGATGTTGATGAATAATCTGAATATGTTGATCCAAGACGTGTTCTGGCCTTGAAGTAGTAGGTGCCTAGTCCTAGTTCATTTGATGATACTGTTTGCGTGACCACTGTGCCTGCTGTGAACACTGACACGCCCACTGTTTCACTTAGGTTGATAAAACCTGTCATAGAATTTAGACTATAGGCAAACTGAACAGCATCAACAGGATATGATGTTGGATCCACAGTGCTTGATAGATCAAACTGGCTGGCCTGTGTGTTTGTGGTAATGGGCGTGCTAGGTGCGGGCAATCCCGAACTGCCAATTTGACTGGGAATGCCTGTGCCAATTGCCAAACTGAGATCAGTTAGAGTAGAATCCGCATAGATCTGTGTTGAATATTCTATGGCAGTGACTTCTGACACTAGACTGCCATCTTCACCTTCAGTTTCTCTAATGCGACTCACACGAAATAACTTGTCTGTGAATCCATAGGTTGTGTTTGTGACCTTGACCACATCACCTGCTTCGACTTGTAGAGCACCATAATCACTTTGAAAGTTTATGACAAGATCTAAACGACTTTGATTGAGTTCAAGAAGTCCCAGTCTGCCAGCGTGGATATAGTTATTGACCATTGAGGTGTTGATTCTCAATTCATTGGCTGTTTCTAATTGGTTGAGTTCATTGGCTGGTAGGCTGTATTTGAAATAGTCAGTTTGATCACGAAATACCTTGTTGGGAAAACTGCTTTCTACTCTGTTATACAAATCTTCTAGGTTAGTGGCAGTAAGACTGATATCACCTATGATATTATCATCAGTGAATTCATAGCAAACATCAATTTCTGGTTGTGTCAATGCTCTATTGGCTATTAGACTCCACTGTCCTGTCTTGTGATCAAATGTAGTAAATGATGCTGAAGCAATGTTTAATCTTTCTAGATTGTTTTTCACAGTTTCACTGGTTGCTAGAACACCATTAATTTCATAACGCACCTGTGTAGATGCTGTGGTCTGTGTGCCCGTGCTGCTATAACTGGGCCAACGAACAAATTGATTTGTGGGTATTTCATTGGAAATGTTATAAAGACTATTGGTATTGGCCGTGCTGATTGATGTCCATGTGTTAATATCTGCCACAGCGAAACCCGCACCATAGCGACTGCTGGTCATATAGTCATACCAAACTAGGCCAGGATTTTTCAGTGTGTTGTTTAACTGAAAGGTCATGGTGGGCAGACCAGTTACACCTTTGTCTGAATTATAATCTAATTGAACCACAGCAAACACAAGATCCGTCATAGCGTAGGTTGAAGTGGTGTCAGGAATGATATCATAGGCATTTACACTGGGCGTAGGTCCATAGATTTGATTAGTGGCTGTGCTGCCACCTGCCCATACATAGACTCTGACCAAATCACGCAGATTGGTATTGTTGGTTCCATCCTGTGAGACAGCATAATCAACTGTGCCTGTTGTTGCGGTCTTAAACACCAGTCTTTGATCATTCCAATAGACATCACCTAAGGTGTATGAGCCAGTCTGTGTGCGCTCACTGAGAGCCAACACATAAGTCATGGTTTGGTTGGAATTAGATATGCGAGCATCAGTTATTATGCCCTGTTGATAGGCAGTGCCATAGACTATGGGAACCTTGTTTTCTGTGGCTGGTGGCAATTGTATACGCACACCTTGATCTCGCTGTGCCTGTCCTCGGCTACCAATGCCCAAAGCACGACTAGTTAGAGCAGCAAGACCAGTGGCAATCACTGACACAGCAAATGCTGCCCAAGTGCCTGCTACCACAGCCGCTCCTGTTACATATGTTACAAATGCTGTGGCTATTGCTGTGAATACGGCCATGGTTATGCTCCTACAAGATAAGTGGTTTCTACTCTACGAAATCCCTCATAACTTATTTTGGGACTATTGGCCAATTGGCTCATGGTATAACCTGTGATACGACCCCTACGACGATCCTGCTCTGCTGCCTCAGTGTAGGCTTGATATAATTTTTCACCCCAACCCTGTGATCTAAATTCAGGTAATACAAACCAGGCAATTTCTCTTAGTCTGACGATTTTTGGATACCACAGATCTGGCACCGGGATTGAAAGTATGACCCCAACGATCCTTTGACTATTCTGTGCGACAAATGAATGGCCTGTCTTTTCACAGCGAAGTAATAATCTACCAACATTTTCATAGTCCTTGTCCTCATCCTCAAATAATTCTGTATAGTCACTGAACTGCTCTAACAGTGTGATAACCTGCGGGTAATCTGATCTTTCTAATCTGCGTATCATGTTAGCCTGCTTCTCTAATGTCGTTATAATTGGTTTCACTGCCGGAACCCCCTCCTGTGCCCCCACCGGTGTAGGGTTTGCCAAAGTCAAAGGCAGTGTTTGATATAATGGCCACACGGTCCATGCTGCTGTCATTGGGGTATAAGGCTCTTTGATCTGCTTGATTAGTTCTGCGACCTGTGATTTGACGTTCAAGTATGCTGTTTACTGATGAGCAGGTAATAACCACTGTTTTAGTATTGTCTTTGGCTTCTAGGTCAATGCCATCTGTTATTGAAAAGTTTGAAATATAACCTGAGAACCTTTGGCTTACTGAATTCTCAATTATAGCATTAGTTTCTAGATCAAAGAACACACGATAGATCTGTATGAGACTGCCCTTGATGCGTTGATCTAATATAAAGGCCACATAACTTGAATAACCTGGCAGTCCCTCCTCGCCCACTGCCTTGGGAATTCCTGATAGACTGATCTGTAGTCCATTATTGGTGGCCTTGAGATCATCCTGTATTTGATCCATGCCAAGAAAATGTCCAAGTCCTAGATAGGTATTGCCCAAATAGGTAACAGGACCATAGGTGTTGGCAATGAAATAATCTGTGCCATTGACCACTATTTTTATTAGTAGTCCATGCTTGACTCTGGTGCTTGAGGTTGCGGGAATTGAGATAGCCATTATATGATGCTCTCTACCACAGTGAATTGACCAGTGAATTCTGCCCAATCTCTCTGTATGAGTTTATAGGTTGGCAGTTCTGTGACAACGACCTTGAGGCTGGTAGCAGTGCCCACATAGAACGCACCTGTTACTGTTGTGGCTTCACTGGTAATTAGACTTCTGTGAACAGTGGCAGTGGCTAGACTACCTGAACCTCTATTGACATCTGAGGTAACAATATAGGGATAACGACTCCAGGTGGGCTGTATCCAATCGCCAGCACGAAACAATTTTAAAGAACTACCAATGCTGGGTAGATTGTTTAATGTAACGGAAGTATTGGTGAATGCGGATATTGACATTGTGCCCAACTGTGCTGAACTACAATCACCTAGGTATTGTGTTAGATACCAAAGTCCTGGTGTTGTCGCAATGTTCACAGTCTGTTCTGTATGGCGATCTGGTGTCATTATGCTTTCTAGCACACCTCTGACTAGACTATAACGAAACCTAGACACAGGTTCTATAACAAATTTAAAGGCATTGGCTGAAGCACGTTCTGCTGTGCGAATCCGTTCTGAACGGCTCACAGTTTGACCCACAATCTTACGTCGGTCCAGTTCAATGCTCTGTGCTGAGTTGAATATTACCTGAATGGACATTACAATCTCCTAGTGGGCTGGCTGCGTCGCCCTTGTTCTGTTATGTTATAGATAAACTGCGGATCACGTGCCACTAGAGCACGGAATGACGCAGCATCCACTGCTGATATGTTATAGTTTACAGTCACAGGTTGTTGATTCTGTATAGGTGTGATGTTTGCTGGACCTGTGATTAATTCTGGACCACGTTCACCAGCAATGCCCCATTTACCAGCCCCTAGTGTTCCGCCATTGGCAAAGAATCCACCAAAATCCATGCTGCCAAATCCCATACCTGTGCCAAACCCAATATTTCTAAAGTAAGATCCTAATCCGCTGGCTCCTAGAAAATTAAACAACATTCGTTTGGCTTCAATCTTGGCAAATTCTGCCAGCATATTTGTAACTAGATCTTTGAAACTGAGTTTGCCTGTTTGAACAAAGCGCACTATGGCTGATTCAAAGCCTGACACAAAGGTTGAAAAATATGACTTGGCCTGATCGGCAGCATTATAGGCATTGTCTTTGAATTGTTGAAAAGCCTCATCCCATCCTGAAGCCCAAGTGCGGCTATATTCTAATTGTTCAATTTGAATTTGACTGATTTCACCATAGGCTTCAGCAATTCTATTGAGACCTGATCTTAAGCGTTCAGCATCTTCACTGGTCATGTCTTCAATGTTAAACAATTCAGCAAAACCACGACCTGCTGCTTCAGCAGCAATTCTGTTGGCACGTTGAATATCTGTGATTTGTCCTGCTAGACCTGGTAGTCTAGAACGCTTGTATTGTTCTTCTTCCACAGCATCTCTGGCCTGACGAACAGCATCTCTCAACTTGAATTGAATATC